ATGAAAATAGATAACTTTGATCCAGGCGGTTTAGGTGGAAGTCAATTGAGGTATGACCCAAATCTGTGTGGAGGGGATTGGAAAGATCCAGGTGGCGGAATGGGTATGTATGATCCTGGGGCAGGTGGAGGATACATAAAAGATCCAGGCACAGGAATATAAAAAAAGAGAGCTAAGTGCTCTCTTTTTTTGTTGATAAAAATTTGTTAATTTTTATCGTTGTGATTGGAAATGTTTTCTACTACAATCGACTCATAACAGCTCGTTATGAGTTTTAAGGAACTTTGCATATAAAACGAGTTGTTTACAGAATTGCTCTCGTTGAGATTCATCCAGGCCTGCGAAAACCGTTTGAATTTCATCGAGGGCATTTGCTATGTTCTTTTCATGTGGTGTGCTCGTTCTACCCATTAACGCATCAACAGAAACACCTAAATATGTTGCAATGCGATCGAGAGTGTCGAGGTCAGGTTGATTATAGTTAATTTCTAAATTGCCAACTTGACTACGACTTAACTGCACTTTTTCACCGAACTCTGATTGAGTAAGGGAACGACTTGATCTAAACTTTTTTAAATTTTCTCCAAATGTATTCATAGTTTTAGTATAAATACATGAGAATTTTTAGACTATACATGTCACTAAATTTGTCTTTATAATAGTAAATATCACGTAAATTGACATTCGAACAAAAAACATATAGAACAAACGTTCTTTTGGTGGTAAAATATTCTTAATGAAAAATAGAATTTTTGAAAAAAACTTTCTCAACATGATTTGACCATAATCAGGACGAACATTCTAAATCTTATGATAAACTGAATTTAGCGAAAGAAGGAATAAAAAAAGACCCACGGTGTTATAGATGTGAGGCCACACAGCTATAACATTTAACCCTAGCCTAGATAGGGAAAGTTTCCATGAGTCAGTACATAGTATAGCATACTTCATAAGTGTAAAGAAAATTATGATTCATTTTCCTATTGAGAAAAAAGGGATATGTTTTGGGTTCTGATTTGGGAGGGAATTTTAGAATGAAGAGCTTTATCAAGAACTTACAGGAGCATATCAATTATCTTAAGTTGGATGTTGGTACATTAGCTAAAAAAGCAGAGATTGATAGAACTAATCTTAATAGGATTTTAAATGGGAAAATTAAAGAAATGAAGTTGGAGTCATTCTTATTAATTGCTCCCGACTTGTATCCAAATTGGAAGGAACGTAGAAAGAAAATTAGAGAATTTATATTGCTTTGCCAGAGTGATTTAAACATAAAAAAGGCACTGTCTTACTGCCAAACAGTCGGTGAGTATCAATTAATGAAAAAATTAATTAAAAAACATATTAGCAGCGATAAAAAAGGGAAAATAAACAAATATCTACATTTGTATGATTTATATAATCAAAGAAATTTGAACAAATTAGAAGGAGAAGAATTGCAAAGGAAATTAGATGAATTACCATACTCTAAAAATGTAGACTATCAAATAATAGTAGACATGTTACATGGGTTTGCGCTGTATGATAGTAGTAATTTCATGGCTATGGTCCCGTATTCTAAAAAGATCGATCAAAACTTACCATTAGTAGAGAATGCATTTATAAAAAAACATTTGGATTTGCAACATGATGATCGTAAGTCTCATATTAATTTGTTTAGTAATAAAATAAAAGAATGCAGGGACATTTGTAATAGTATAATAAAATCCGCTCCGGAAGATTCAGTTATAAAGGCTAAATCGTTGAGTTGCTTAGGGGAGTCTTTTATACTTGAAAATCCTTTTCAAGCGGAAACGTACTTTTTGGAAAGCCTAAAATTAATAAAAAGCTTAGGTATTACTACTTATAGTAGAATGTATCGTGCAGTTCATAGCACATTAGCTTTTTTGCGAATTGAGTATGGAATAAATGTAGATAAAATAGATTGGGATTTTGTAGGAGAAGCGGAAAAAGCTTTCTTTGATGCTAAATTTGGTTCAGGAGTTAAAGCTAGAGCTTATTTTGAAGACTTAAAAAAACAAGGAAAAACTTTGTCCGCATTTAAATTATATTATTTATTTTTTGTAGATAGAAATGATATAATGGTTCTCAAAGAGGCTTTAGAAAAATTCGCTAATAATGGGAATGTATTCTATTCAAATTTGGTAACACGTCTTTTAATTAAAGAGGGAGTGAAGTAGGTTGAAAAAAGTTATTCTTACAATGATATGTGTTTTAGGACTACTAGGAGTAGTTGAACAAAACAAATATACTTCACAAGCACATTCAAGTAAAGTAGAAACTACATATCTAATGGTTGATCCAGGAACTCATTAGAAATTTATAAATTATTTTTCAAGACGCTACTACTAAGTAGCGTCTTGAGTGCTTTTTAAGGGGTATGCATTTTTGAAAAACGTTACAAAAATGCACAGTTTGTTAAAAAAATCACATAATTATTGGGATGGAGGAGTTCGTATTGTTAATAAGTGGCGAAGAAAAAATAAAATCCATGATTAAATATTTATTAGGGGATAAAGTCTCAGAAAATGACACTCTTCATGCTTTGAAAGAAATACATAAACAAGGATTCATTACTGATAATGAATTAAGTGAAGTCATGCAGCAAATGGAACCAAAAAAAGGACTAGCCTCATGCTAATCCTTTTTTTCTTGTTTTAACATTCTTTGGATAGCTACTTCTAAAAGCGCTTTGACGCTTTCGATTTCCTCAGGAGACAGCTTTCTTCCATCCCAATGCAATTCATCACTTTCAAATATTTCTTTTATATTATTGCTACTTTTAATGGAATTATCGCTTTTCCCGAATAAGTAATCAATGGGAACATTGAAGAAATCAGCTAATTTTTCAATGTTCTCACGTGAGGGGATTTTTGTCCCTTTTTCATATTTGGAAATAGTTTGCTTGCTCACACCAATATTTTCGCCTATTTTTTCTTGTGTTAGTTTTCGTTCTTTTCTTAACTCGAATATTCTCTCCCCTATGATATTCATCTATAACATCCTTTCGCGCTACTTGTAAAAAAGTATCTAGTTTAAATGTAACAATGAGTAGCCCTAATGGCAACGTAAAAATAAAAAATAAATTTTTGAAAATAAAAAGTTGCCTTTAGGGCTACTTTTGGTTATACTAAGTTTAGAAGTTGAAGGTGGTGACTTAAAATGCTAAATACACAACGAATTAAATCTCTAAGACAAAAAAATGGTTATTCTTTAGAATACGTTTCAAAGGCTTTAGGTCTGAAATTCAAACGTTCTTATCATAACGTTGAAAAAGGAGAATCAGGATTATCAGTAGAGAAACTAAAAAAACTTTCGGAACTTTATGGTGTATCGATCAGTGATCTAATAAAGTGAGAGAGATTTTTTTTACAACTTAAGTCGCCTTTAAGGCTACAATCGAGACGACGTTATAAGATAGTGTATCCATATTTAAACTTAAAAAAATGATTGGAGTGAAAAAACATGTACCAAATTAAACAACTACCATTTTCACTGAAAGCGGAGGATGTACAGGAATTCTTAAATATTTCTCGATCAGCCGCATACGCACTTATGAAGAGAAAGGACTTCCCAACAATTGTAATTGGAAAAAGCAAACGCGTTAAAGCGGAAGACTTTCTTAAATGGGTAGAAGCACAAAAGGTGGGAACAAATGCTAGTTAAAATAGAATTTCAGGTTTTTAACAAAATTACCGTTTGATAAATAAGGAGGTGATCTAGTGGAAGATACAACATCATTAGTAGCATTCGCAATGTTTATCGCATTTAGTGTGTTGCTACTCTACATTACTTATGAACCGATAAAAAGATGGGCTTGGAGTGACGTAAAACAAAATAAAAAGACCCACGGCAATGGGTCCTTTCAAAAAAAACAAGTTGCTATAAGTATACCACGGAAAACAGGGAAATAGCACATTGGTTTTATGAAAAGGAGTGAAGGCTATGAACAACAAGGTATTACAAATAGGTCAAATAAATTTCCGTGGCAATGTTATAGATCATGGATGGTTTAAAACACTCACGTTAGATAATGGCAAACCTAATATTGTTGCAATTACTATCTTAGGGGAATTCGTTTATTGGTATAAACCTACTGAAGTAAGAAGTGAAGAGTCTAGTCAAGTTCAATACAAGCAAAAGTTCAAGGCAGACATGCTCCAAAAAAGTTATCAACAATTAGCCGATTCATTTGGATTTACAAAAAGGCAAGTAAAAGAAGCGTGTGATTTTTTAAAAGAACGTGGTCTTATAAAAATTGAATTTAGGACGATTGTTGTTAACGGGACAAGGTGCAATAACGTTATGTATGTCGAACCTATACCTGAAATGATTCAAAAAATATCCGTTATGTATTGGGGGAATGACACCCCTCCTACTTTAAAACGTAATAGGGCTGTTACATCAGAGAGTAAGAGGGTCTTACGTTCTAAAGGAACACCCTCTTACAACGAAACGGAAGAGCCTCTTACATTAGAACGTAAGACAAATACAGAGATTACTACAAATATTACTACAGAGATTACTACAAATATAAATGATGATGATAATGCCGCTTCAACTCAGAAATTAATTGATCAAGAATTTAAAATCAGTTACAACTTTTTACTTAAAAAGGGTATTCCGTTAAGTGAAATTGCAATACAAGAATTAGGTGAGTTTTGCGATAGATTCGGTAATGAATTAATTACTCACGCTGTTAATAAAGCAATTGATGAAAATGTACCAAAGTGGAGATATATCCGTAGTATTTTAAGTAGTTGGGAAAAGGCAAAAGTAAAAACATTAGATGATGTTGCTGTTTTAGATACTCGATTTGAAATGAGTAAGCAAAATAAAAAGCGTACTGGCAAAGGCTTTGTTAACCGAACTGAAACTGTACCAGATTGGCTTCATCAGCAGGATAAGCCTGAACCAATGCCACAACCGCAGCAAACTCCAAGCGATGATATCGAAGAAAACAAGAAACGTCTTGATGAGATTTTAAACAAATATAAAAATACTAAGGGGGAGTAAGGTATGAAAAAAGTTCCGGTTGATAAAAAGCGAGCTCTCATAGATTTCCTGTTAAGGAACGTCTTATCAAAAGGTGATGAAGGTTATCGCCTTTTATATACATTCAATAAATATGACCATTTCGCAGAGCGAGTTCAATTTGTAGAAGATGCTAAGGCGTATGCATATGCAATTAAAGTTTCAGAAGAATCTTTAGGGGATAACGAGTTCTTATTTTTTAAACGTGATGAAATTGTTATGAGTAGTTTCAGTGCATTTGAACATTTTGACGAGAATAGAGAGGACACAATTTACATTCAAATAAATTTCACAGGAAAATACAGCAATAAATTGTATCTGGAAGTAGTTGAAAATGATGACTGTACATTAACGCCATATCTTAATGAAGAAGATTATGTTGAAATTGATCGATTGCTTAAATACCAACTTATAGATTATGCACTTGATACAAAAAATGAAGAAATGTTTCGTGAACTAGTTTCAAATTAAGGGGGAGTTAATAATGAAGAACACAGGTGTAGCAAGAAAAGTGGATGAGCTAGGGCGTGTAGTAATTCCGGTAGAGTTACGCAGAACTTTGGGGATAGCTGAAGGAACAGCACTAGAATTTCATGTTGAGAGTGAAAACATTGTTTTAAGAAAACAAGAAAAGTCATGCTTAGTAACAGGTAAGGTTTCTGAATCAAACATGGAATTGTTGGATGGTCGAATGTTTTTGAGCAAGGAAGGGGCAACTGAATTGCTGGACATTCTTGAAAAGAGTGTGAAGGTACATGCCTAAACAGCTAAATATTTTTGAAGTTGAGCCATCCATTTGTGAATTCGATGTAATGAAAGCAAATGTGAAAAGAGGAACTGGACGCACTACATATGCAGATGTACGCGTTCATGTTCCAAAGAATGCAAAGTGTACGGATGAGTTACCACGCACAACAAAACAAGATGATCGCTATGACATCTTCGAACAATATGTAATGGCAATTTGGAGATTTCAACGAGCTGTAGATAAGTTTTTTAGTTGGGATACAGCGGAAGAGTTGTGTAAGGCGGCAAGGGATAAAAAAGAAATAATTCCAGTGCGGGTTTATTTAGGAAGTGGCTTTAAACCTGATGTTGTCGAGTACATGCGGTAGTAAAAGGGAGAGGGACATATGAAAAAAGAGATTGATGTTACAAATAATAAACTTCTTGTGGTAAATGATGGTGAAGTCCTTTCATTCAATCCACCAGAAAGTGGTTTTGGTGAACAAGTTGTAATTTGGGTAAATGGTAAGGTTGGTCATGTTAAAACTACTTCTAATGAAAAGATAAATTAACTAGTTTTTAAAGGGAGTGTTTGAAATGTCGGCTTTTAAAGTGCATATCGCTTTAGAAGAAGTGGATTTCTTATGGGATCAAAGAGAGGTGTTCCAATTCCGGGAGCTTTGGAAAAATAATCACACTCTTTTAGAGATTTCTAAAAAACTTAAAAGAAAGCAAATTGAAGTAGCAGCACTTATTATAGATCAAGTTGACAAATTTAAAATCCATAATCGGAAAATGGGTTTAGGGAAAATCGGTGAAAAGAGTATTCGGAATAAAAAGAAAAAAGAAATACCGCCATACGTGTATATCGCTTTGGAAGAAGTGAATTTCATTTGGAAGGAGGAAGATATAAAGCGTTTTAAGGATTTATGGAAAAAACGATTTAACGTTGAAGATATAGCAAACAGGCTTGGAAGACATCAAATAGAAATAGCGGCATTAATACTTGATCAGTTTGGTTTAGAGTACATGCTAAATAGTTTGATAAAAACAGAAAAACGGGTTTCTTAATTAAATTGTTGAAGGAGCGAATAAAAATGAAAGCAATGAAAAACGGTGTTATGGAAGTAACTAAATTAATCAACAAATCAAAGGAAGGACAATCTTTAATGAACAACAATCAAATTTGTGAATTAGATCAATATCAAGAAGCGGCACTACGTACATGGAATACAAATCAGGATTTTGGTGGACGTGTTTTAAATGCAGCATTAGGACTTTCTGGAGAATCTGGTGAGGTTGCGGATATTGTAAAAAAAGCTATTTTCCATGGTCATGGATTTGATCCGGCCCATTGTCCAGGAGAAGAAGAAGGGAATACGCATAAAATCGCTTTAGAGTTGGGAGACATCTTGTACTACATTTCAATCATGTCTCACGAAATGGGATATACCCTAGAAGATATCGCTGAAATGAATATCGCTAAATTAGCTAAAAGATATCCGGATGGATTTAGTCGGGAAGCAAGTCAAGCACGTGTGGATGTAAATCAAGAATAGATTTGTACTTTAACAACCAAGGGGGATTTAATATGGATCAAGATAAGGAACGCCGTATTGGCGTATTGACTGAAATGTTAAAAGATAAAATTGAAAGCATTGAGAAACGAAACGCTACACATGTTTATGATGAAGTTAATGAAGCGTTTGGTAAACATATGGCTTTTATTTTATCAAAAGAGGAATTTAGTCATTTTACTGTTGCCGATTTAAAGCCAGTTTCAGATGTATTAGTTGATTTTCAAAATAGATATTCTAAGAGATGCGAAGTGTAGAAGGTGATTCGGAAAATAAAGTTATACAATTTGAATTTTATTAAAAAGTGGAGGGGAATAGATATGATGAAGGTTTTTAAAATGAATGATTGTGATTGGGTTTGTGCTGAAACGGAAGAGCAAGCAAAAGAGTTTTACAAAAATGAGTGCGGATTTGAAGATGATGAAGTCAATGAGTATTTCGAAGGAGAGGTAAGTTTAAATACCATGATGCATGTAGATGCAGATGACTTGCCAGAAGAAGAACTTACTAAATGTCAGCAGATGACTAAGTACGGCGATACATTGTTGATCTTAAAACCATTCAAATGGGTAATTGAACATGAAAACATTACAAGTCCTTGTGTTATAGCTTCAACAGAATACTAAACAAAAGCGTTATTTTAATCGAAAAGGGGAATGCGACATGTGCGAGGTCAAGTATCGTTTATTTGGGAAAGAACTTCAAATTATGTATAGCTGGGAAGAAATTTTAGATTTCCATAGTTTAAGAGATACTTTGAAACATGGTGGAAATGAGGATAGATATTATTCCTCATTGATGCAATATACAGGAGAAAAAGATGTATACGGAAATGATATTTACGAAGGTGATATTGTATATCAAGAATTTTATGACCGTATATCAGAAAAACATGGATTTACAGGAGTAGTTAAGCAAAGGGAAGGTGCTTGGTGGATTTGTAATGGAATAGATCATGCTGAGTTGTTGTGGAGTGAATTAAACCTAAATCATATAAAGGGGAATATCTACGAGAATACAGAGCTGTTAGAAAGTTGGACAAAATAGTTATTGAATAAGAAAAGGGGAATGGAAATGTCTTTTAAATATACATTATTAATTTCGCAGTACTATCATTCACGTCATATGTTCATTGTAAATCATAAAGAAGATTTCCTTGAACAGGCTAAAAAATGTACAACAGGGCTAATTGAATATAAGAGAGATAAGGATAATAATCGTGAAATTGATTTGGGAGATTTAGTCTACTTTAAAGATGGTGTTATTCGTCGAAGATACAATGTCAATGATCAAGGGGATATCTACTTTATTCAAGGTGACTCTATACAGAGTTTGATGAAAGAAATTTCACATTATGAAGAGATGTCAATAAAAGAAAGTCGAGGATACATTAAGAAAGCAATACTCAATAATATCGCTGAGCACCATCGATTATCGGAAATCACTAAAATAGTAGAGAAGTATTTTGAGGTAGCTTAATTTAAAACAAAATTCTTATTTGGTAAGTAGGAGGTGAATATGGCAGTATGGGTCGCTTAATTACTTCTATAAAACAAACAACTAAATTATTCCGAGCACCTCAACGGATTGGGGAAATCACAGAGTACAAAGGGAAACCTTATTTAATAATTGGCATCGAGAATTTTCAAATCATAGGAAATCAAATTTCTATATGGTACACAGTGCAGGATATGGAGAATCATAACTTTATTTCGAAGCAGGCGGCGTACCCTGAATATGGTTTGGAAGAAGCTTATGTTCAGGGTAAATATGATGCCGATTTTGAACATGTCCAATTAGGAAGGACGTTTGAATGTGAAGGAGAAAGATATAAGATTTTAGAGTATACGGATATTGTATTAAAAGGAACTGATATAGAAGTTTCGTTTATGGCGAGTAAAGTGCTTCCTGTAGATCGTAAGACAGTGAAGTCAAGATACTTAAATGAGAAAAAGAAAAAACTAGCTATAGAAATTCTATAAAATCGTTATTTGAAAGAAAGGAAGAATAGAAATGAAGGTTTATGGAACAACAATAGTTACCTATAGCGTGGATATCAATGTGAAAAGTATACATCCACAGGATATTAGCATAAAGGAATCAAATGAGCTAATAAAAAAAGCGATTGAAGATAAATATGGAGTACATGTTAAAAGTGATATTTGCGTAGAGGGATTTAGACCTTAATAAAAACGCTATTTGGTAGCAAATAGTTGAGCCAACGTATGGACTAAATACATCTTGAGGTGGGGGTCTTACTGCCCGTGAATGCGTGGGTAAAGGTTGTTTTTCCTGCACCAGTTAGTCCTCTTAATCCAATAACTTTAACTTTTATAGGTAGGAGACTGTATCCGGTCATGCAAGGAAGCGAGGAGGGCACATGATAAATCAAATTCACAACATAGATTGTTTGGAAGGAATGAGGTTACTGCAGAGTAAATCGATAGACATGATTTTATGTGATCTACCGTATGGAGTAACACAAAATAAGTGGGATGTGGTCATTCCTTTCAATGAGATGTGGAAACAATACGAGCGGATTATAAAAGATAACGGAGCTATCGTTTTAACGGCTACACAGCCATTTGCAGCGCAATTAATTGCAAGTAACCCTAAACTATTTAAATACGATTTAATTTGGAAGAAAAACAAAAGTACGGGATTTTTAAATGCTAAGAAAATGCCTTTACGAAACCATGAATATATTTTAGTTTTTTATAAAAAGTTACCTACGTATAATCCGCAGAAAACAACAGGACATAAGCCAGTTAATCAATACACTAAGCATTCGGCAGACGGAACGAATTATGGAAATACTAAATCGGTAAGCGGTGGTGGACAAACAGATCGTTATCCAAATTCTATTATTGATATTCCGGTTGTAAATAATGATTCAAAAGAACGGATTCATCCAACACAAAAGCCAGTTGAGTTATTCGAATGGTTAATCAAGAGTTATACAAATGAAGATGATATTGTTCTTGATAATTGCATTGGTTCGGGAACAACTGCAGTATCTGCTATAAATACAAATCGTAATTTTATAGGTTTTGAGATTTCAGAAGAATATTGTGCTGCAGCTAATGAACGGATTAATAATCTACAGCAAGTTTTACAAGTTATTTAGACAAAAACTTCATTTTAGTAGAAAGCGAGGTGGTGATATGAGTCTTACTTTTATAGATTTATTCGCAGGACTGGGTGGTTTTAGGTTAGGTATGGAACAAGCAGGACATAAATGTCTTGGGTATGTAGAATGGGACAAGTTTGCTAGGAAAAGTTATGAAGTAATTCATGATACCGGAGAGGAGTGGACATGGAATGACATTTCAACAATTGACTATAGAAACATTCCTAAATCCGACTGTTGGACTTTCGGATTCCCGTGTCAAGATATCTCAATTGGAGGGAAAACACAAGGATTTGATGGGAAAAGATCCTCTCTATTCTTTGCAGTTACTAAATTATTACGCCAAACAAAAGAATGGAGTCCCGAAAGATTACCTAAAAAATTATTCATTGAAAACGTTAAAAATTTTCTCTCAGTTAACGGAGGATGGGACTTTCTCAAAGCCCAAATTGAATTGGGCGAAATCGGGTATGACTGTGAATGGGAATTACTCAATTCTAGAGAGTTCGGAGTTCCCCAAAGCAGAGATCGAGTATTTATTATCGGACATCTTAGAGGACACAGCAGACGAGAAGTATTTCCTATCAGAAGAACTATTGCAGCAACTCCGCCACCAAGAACAGGAGGATTTAAAATAATTAATAACACTGTTCAAGGCTATGATTATGCTGGAGAAAATGATGTGATTAATTTCGCTTTCCCTGGATCAAACACAAGGCGCGGCCGGGTAGGACGTGGATATTTTCAAACGATAGATACCCAATGTTCACAAGCTGTTCTAGATAAAGGAAGATGGCGGCAAATTACACCACGAGAAGCGTTTCGTATACAAGGATTCCCTGATTGGGCGTTCGATAAAGCGAGAGAAGTAAACAGTGATGTGCAGCTGTTTAAACAAGCAGGAAACTCAGTGACTGTTCCAGTCATTTATGAAATAGCAAAGAGATTAGTATAAAAATTTCATTTTGTAGTAAAGTAGGTGATCCGGTGGGGTATACGTTCATATTTTTACTAGGTTGGATTATTGGTCTAGTTACGGGATTGGTAGAAAAAGTGAATAGCAAAATAAACGCGAATGAGAAACGAAAAGATATTATCAAAGCTAATTACCATGAATATAGCGAACTAGCAAAAGAACGGCAAAAGATACGTGAAGAAAATGAGTTTTTAAAAGATGATATTCAAATAAGGGACGAGCGTATTGAGGGACTTGAAAGAGAGTTATACGAATTAAGAGCAGCCAGCAAAAGCTAACTGCTCAGGTAAGAAATGGGTTGTCTACAGTGTTGACGGAATATTGAGTTTTATTCAGGGGAGGAAGAGGAAAATGGCTAAAATCAAAATAGTAGAAGGTCAGGAAATATTCGTTACTAATTTAGGTGGTTGGTACTCAAAACCTAAAGCTAATTTAGAAAAATGGATTGTTGTTAAAGCAAATGGTACAAGTTTTTATGCTAATCCAGAAGGTGTAGAAGATAGATCTCCGTATAAATTCAGCCAAAAAGATTTTCTTCATAGAAGTGGTTTTGCTGATGATTATAAAGCGTATCTTACGGAAAACGAATATTGGGAAATGATTGAACGTAGTAAAGAAAGAGTCCAATTAAGAAAAGAATTAAAAGACACGGTCGATAAGATGTCACTGATAGAACTACGTAAATTAAAAGAAGTACTATTTTCAACAAAATAATCCTTTTACAGATAAGGAGAGATTGAACTGGAAACATTCGATATGGGATTAAAAAGTAATTGGAGAGCATTTAAAGAATTTGTGGAGAATAAACAAAAAGATTATTTAACTAAGTATTACTTTGTATATGAAGAATGTGACTGTGGTGATACGTCTTACGTTTTCGTACAACATAACGAGTTGGACGAGTGGTTAGAGAAAATGTTTTGGAAATGGATGCGTTATGATACTGATGATTTAACAAATTCAATGAATGATATAAAAGTTTGGAAACTAATATCTGAGGATGAATTTAAAAAATGTAGCCCACTTTATAAAGGGTCAAGAAAAACATCTATTGTTATTAATGGTGAAGTGTATTATAGAAAACTAATAAAAATCAACGTAGAGCCGTCCGTAATTGTGTCAACTGATATTTATTAATATATTTATTGAAGCGAGGTTGGGAGAATGAAAGCTTTGAAGAAAAGAAAAATTAGAAAAGCAATTGCTCGTCGCACAAAAGAAGTGGAGAAGTATCAAGTTAATAAAGCTTGGAGAAACATCTTTGTACAAGCTGGTATTTTAAAGTGAAGAGAAACCAAATATAGTCCGGCTAGAAAACTAGAGGACACCAATTTTTAGAACAGTAATTAAAGCTGTTTTAGGAATAGGTGTCCTTTTTATTTTGAAAAGGGAGATGGGGAAATATGAAAGCATTAAAAGACCAATTACGTGAGTGGAAAAAGCAATCGAATCAAACAAAAAAGAAAACCAAGAAGAAACGAAAAGAGAAGTTAAGCACTCGTGACATTGAAGGTTTAATGGGAATTCATGGTCCACGTTATGAACGTAGACGCGGTGCTTTAAGACAAAAATAATTAAAAAAATAAAAGGAGTGGTCTTACATGACTAAACAATTATCTTTCTTGCCAAAAATCGATAGAGTAGCAACGCAGAAAAAATTAGAAGGTGTTCTTGAAAGCGTACGTTTATATAGACAGTTTGGAATGATGCGTGAAGAAATGAAAGTCACTCCTTCTTATGAACTTAGATATCACGGCCCTACAAATGATGTAGGCAAACCATTAGAAGATGTAGCGATGGCTAATATACAACAAAGTAAGCGAGAAGAGTGGGTTAAGCAAACGTCATTTCGCATTGACCAATTCCTTAGTCGTTTGGGTAATGGACGTGCAGGAAAGGATCAAAGAAACATCATCATTAAGCGTTATTTAGAAGATGAAGATGTATGTGACTATATGGTATATAACGAAATTGGCATGAGTGAGCGTACTTATCGACGTGTTAAGGCTAGAGTATTTTATAAACTTGCTTTTGCTCTTAGATTAGAAGTTTATGAAACTGAAGAAACTGGAGGTAATGAATAATGAATTTTGTTCAGCCGATACGTGATCCAGAACAAATACAGCAGTTGAAAGACTATTTTAAGGAAAAGAGCTTACGTAATTATATTCTCTTCATTATGGGAATCAATACAGGCCTGAGAATATCGGATATTTTGAAACTGAAGGTAGGAGATGTCAAAGGTAGTCATATATCCATGAGAGAAAAGAAAACAGGGAAACAGAAACGAATACAAATTACTGCAGCACTGAAAAGAGAACTTAAATGGTTTATTGAAGAAAGAGAAGATCATGAGTACTTATTGCAAAGTAGACAAGGTAGGAATCGTCCAATTGGTCGTAGCATGGCATATAAGATATTAAGTGGCGCAGCGGAAGAGTTCGGATTAGATGAAATAGGCACACATACGCTTAGAAAGACGTACGGGTATCATATGTACATGCAAACGAAAAACATAGCATTACTCATGGAGATATTCAATCACTCGTCAGAGAAGGTCACATTACGTTATATAGGGGTAAATCAAGATGCAATGGATAAAGCAATGACTAGGTTTAAAATCTAAGCATTGCTTTTTCTTTTTAAAACTATACAGTTACTCATAAATTTCGTACTGTGTAACTCAAAAGGGAAAGTTTAATTAGGTCAATGATAGCAAGGGATTCAGTGAAGGGGTCAGTTACACACAATATAAGATATGGGTAACTGGTATACTGAATAAATGGAATGAAATTCATTTTTCTGGTATTATATATGAAAGGGGAGTTTAAATTTCTTTATGATTTGTTAGGAGAAGGGGTAAGAATTGGAAAGCTTACAATTAAAAAGTTTACAAGAAACTAAACCATATTGTTATTATAATGAGATACAACAGATTATCATTGAAATTTGTCATTTTCATAATGAATTCTCGGCAGCGTGGATAAAAAAGAATCAGTCAAGCGAATTAGAATTTCTAAACTTTAATAAGAAACAAGTTAGACAAGTGACTGATATTATTGAAGAAAGAGAAGTATTCTTTCTGAAGGATAAATTTAATAGTCTTATAAAAAGCTATATGAATGAATTAAAGCCTTTAACAATAGATTTCGAGATGGAATATAAATATGAAAAGTTTGATTTTCGGTCTCGTGGAAAACAATTTGATTCGATAATGAACAAATTAAAATATTACAGAGTTGGAAAACAAGGGAATGGAGTTTTTGGAGCTTTTAATCTCAATAAATGCTTAAACGATCTTTTCGGTATTCGAATAGTGATTGAAGATTTTGACCATAATTGTAAGAGGTTTTATCAATTATGTGAAGAGTTGAGAACTAAACATAGAATACGTATAATGGATTCGTCAAAGCATGGTTATAAAGCGACTCACATATATTTTCATGGGGAAAGTAATCAGTATTTTCCTTGGGAGTTACAAATATGGAATGCAAATGATTGTAAATCAAATGACATTTCACATGGAATACATAAACGCGCATATACTGAATGGGCATCAATTTATAAGAATTCAAAAGAAATTGAGGGAGGTGCTTAATTATGGCTTTTCACTTTATCGCAGTTATGAGTCACTATTCGCACGGGGGACGAATTGCATGGCATTATTCTGCCGAAACTCGACTTGATAAAGAATTCATCCAAAGCTTCTTTAGTCGAGTAGAAAGAAAATGTGGAGAAGTACAATTAGGTATCCACAAATTATCGACAGAGTCTACTAGTTGGGATTCTGTAGTACAAAAGGATTCTTTCTTTAAAGATGTATATAGAACTCAGGATATCGATACTTTTATTGGGATGGTTATTCAGGATCAGGAATTAAGTCCTACAGATGTTTCGAAATTTATACTATCAATTTTGCCATCTTCACATCTTAAATTACAAAAATTGCTTTATTTTTCATATGCAGAATTCTTGTTACAAACAGGCGTTAAATTATTTAAAGAGCCATTAGTAGCTTTTAAATATGGTCCTGTAGTTGAAAGTGTTTTTCACAAGTATAAAGTTCATGGCTCTACAGTAATTGATTCTAAAGAAGATGAGACAATTTGCTATTCAACAGAATCATTAGCAATTACACCTTCTATTATGAAAGTGGCATCTTCAGAACATGGTGATGCGGCAATGGCGTGTATTTTAAAAGTATTAGAAAAGTATGGTGGATATAGCGCGGGAGATTTAGTTGATAAGACACATCAAGCAGGAGGTCCTTGGGATAGAGTGTTTAAGCCGGGGGCTAATTGTGAAATTACTGATGATTTAATTATACAATATCATCAGGCGATTCATTAATTTTGGAAGCATCCTTTCGAGGGTGCTTTTTTTTATTGCTTATTTTTGAGGGAAATAAGTGGCAGAGTCGTGACCGCTTTTTGGCAGGGAATGTGCCGGTTGTTTTGGAATAAACGTGATATATTTGTATTGTGAGAAGTGGCGGAAAACACAACTCACTATGTTGTTTCTAATTTTCTAAACGGCTTCATTATGCGGCACATAAAATCCGAAACCAGCAGATGGTACTGATTGAATGTTACCGTTAATAAGGAGAGCTTTTGCTCTTCTTTGAGCTAACAACATCCTAGGTAGATGGAATGAGGGAAACCTGATAAGTTTGCTGATAGTGTCTGTCGTGGTTGTTAGCTGAAAGAAGAATAAAACTTCACATACCGTAATTTAATTGTAAATAAATAATTGTTCTTAAAGCATCCATTCTGGTGCTTTTTTTATTTTGGAGGAGGATGAAGGATGAGTGAACAAAAGAGCGCATTATCAGTGAAGGTAGAAGTTGATACAAAAGAAGCGAAAGAGAACGTTAAGGAATTGACTGCTGCAGTTCATGAATGTGTGGAAGCATTCGAGAAGTTGGAAAAGGTTATGGGTAGATTTATTAACAAGAACGATTCAATTGAAATAGAAGTTCCTGTTCTTTTAAATGGAAAGCAAATAGCTGAAGGTGTTACGAGAATTACAGAAACAGAAAAAGAAATAGCTTTAAGAACATGTTAAGGAAAAATAAGGAGGAAACAAAAATGAAAACAAATTTAGTTACTACTATTAGCAAGGATGGTAAAACTTCAGTCGTGGATCAGAATGCGGAACGAATTTTAATCAAAGCGGAAAAGATTACTATTGTAGGTGAGAATAAATGAAACTAACTAAACAAGAACAAGCGGTTATAATCAGCACATTCATTTCGATGTTAGGAACAGACCTTGTAAATGAGCGTATCGATAAACAAAAATTAGAAAGTGTGCTTCCTATCTTTAATGAGATGGAAGATAACACAACACCAAAGCAAAGAAGAGAAGCAATGGTTAGTTTGCTCGATAAAACAATAGACGAATTTTTAAAACAATAGCCATAAAAAAGGAAAAGCAACTCGCATGGGGGCGAATCGCTTTTCCTGATGGCAATGTTAATTTCATTATAGCAATTTGTATTTATTTGTAAATATATAATCGGAATATTCTTTCAAAGGAAGTGAAGATAGATGCAAGTCTACTGTTCTAACTGTAATGAAAATTACGAGATGCAACCACAAGTAGAGCAACTTTCTAATCGTATTGAGAAGTGTTTCTTCACATGTCCTCATTGTGGCCATCAACATGTTGCTGCATATGTGAACGATAAGGTTCGTAAGTATCAAGCTGACATTGCAAAGTGTCATGAACGGATTAATAAAAAGAATCTGGCCATCGAGGATGAAATGAAACGGTTGAGAAAGAGGATGGAAGGTGCCAAGTAAACCATTCAAGCCGTGCAAGTCATTAGGTTGCAATGAACTGACACGGGATAAGTATTGTGCTAAACATATCGAAAAGGAAAAAGAAACCGTAAGATATTACGACAAACATATTCGAAACAAAAGCTCACGTTCATTCTACAATTCAAGATTGTGGAAGGATATGCGTGAGCTTATTTATCGTAGAGATCATGGACTATGTGTTCAATGTAGAAGCAAGGACACCATTAAGATAGGTGATGTAGTCGATCATATCATTCCTATTCGTGTTGATTGGTCGAAACGATTAGAGCCATCCAATTTACAAACGCTTTGTCATGCTTGCCATAACAAGAAAACAAAAGAAGATGAGAAGAAAAACAAAAAATAATTCGAAAGAAAAAATTCATAAACACCCCCCACTATGAAAAAGCAAAAGGCGAATCACTGGAGACCGCCGCCTAGCTTTCCGTGCAAAAAGTTCGTTTTATTCTATAAAAGGGGGTTCAGCCGAGGGAGGTGGTTCGCATAGGAAGGAAAGCAAAGCCGATTCATTTGCATTTATTAGAAGGTAATACAAATCGATTGACAAAAGATGAAATTGAACAGCGATTAAAAGCAGAAAAACAATTACAAGCAAAAAAGGACAAGGTAAAGCCACCAACGTGGTTAGATTCAGTTGCTAAGAAAGAATTTAGACGGATTGCTGGTGAATTACTAGAGCTAGATGTTATTACAAACATAGATGTGAATGCATTAGCAACGTATTGCGATGCTTACTCTGACTATGTTGAATGCACCAAAATTATACGAGAAGAAGGACTTCTTGTTGAATATACCAATAAGGCAGCTGAAACCAATAAAGTTCCACATCCACTACTTACAAAGAAGAAGCAATTGCATGAACAAATGAAGGCTTTGGCTGTTGAGTTTGGTCTTACACCAAGTGCAAGAGCGAAAATTGTCATTCCAAATATAAAACAAGGTCCGAAAACAAATGTAGAAAAGGAGTTTGACGTATAACATGATCAGACAATGGATGTTGGACTACTGTGATGATGTACTGAATGATGAAGTTGTTGCTTGTCAGAAGCATAAACAGGCTTGTAAACGATTTTTAAGAGATATTGAACGTGAAGGTTCTGAAGATTTCCCATATGTTTTTAAGGAAGAGAAAGCACTTCGTTTCCTAAAGTGGATGTCTCTTTTTAAACATACAAAAGGAAAATTAGCAGGTCAGAGAATTGAACCGCATTCGATACAAATTTTTGTATTCAGCAATATTTATGGATGGGTTCATCGTAATACAGGATTAAGGCGATTTAAAAAGGCATATTGGCAAGTTGGACGTAAAAATGCAAAGTCTCAATCTTTAGCGTGTGTAGGCTCTTATGAAGCAATGGCATTTGGTGAAAATATGTCAGAAGTATACATTGGAGCCACGAAAACGGAACAAAGTAAAATTGTTTGGAATGAAATTAAAGCACAAATGAATGGGTGTGAAGATTTAAAAGGAAAGTTCAATATTGCATATGGGAAAATTGAACATCTTAAAACCGATTCTTTTATTTCAGCGCTATCAAAAGATGCTGGGAAATCTGGTGATGGACTAAATGTTCAGTGCGGAATTATTGATGAATATCATGCACATCCTACTTCTGAAATTTATGATGTTCTAGTTTCAGGTTCGGGTGCTCGTCCGAATCCACTCATGATGATTATAACGACAGCTGGTTTTAATTTGAGCCACCCTTGTTATCGTGTGGAGTATCAATATGTTTCTAAGATTTTGGACCCTAATATTGATATTGAAAATGAAGAATATTTTGTCATGGTTAATGAATTAGATAAAGATGATGAGATTACAAATGCAGAAGTGTGGGAGAAAGCAAATCCAATTCTATGTAGTTATGAAGAAGGACGTACTTTCTTAAAAGGGGAACTTCAATCAGCCCTTGATGTACCTGAGAAAATGCGTAATTATCTCACGAAAAACATGAATAGATGGGTGGATATGAAAGAAAATGGATACATGGATATGCAAAAATGGAAAGATTGCAAAGAAACTGTGGAATTATCCGAATTAAAAGGGTTGGAATGCACAGTTGGTGTCGATTTATCAGCAAAAATTGACTTAACAAGTGTAGATTTTGAATTTAAAAAGGATGATACGTATATTGTAATTAGTCATAGTTTTATGCCGGAAGATACTTTGTATGAGAAAAGAAAAACAGATAAAGTTCCGTATGATCTTTGGATACAGCAAAGGTGGATTACAACAACACCTGGTGCGGTAGTTGATTATGAATATATAAAAAAACATATTAAGACCATGGAAAAAGAGAATAAATTCAAAATAAAAGAAATATGTGCTGACCCTTGGAATGCAACGCAATTCATGCAAGACATGGAAGCAGAAGGGTATACAGTGGTGGAAATACGTCAAGGAATGGCAACTTTATCAGGCCCTACAAAGGATTTTCGTGAACAAGTTTATCAGAAAAAAGTCATCCATAATAACAATCCTGTATTAAATTGGGCTGTTAGTAATGCTATAACAAAACAGGATGCTAACGAAAACATTATGTTGGATAAATCAAAAGCAACAGAAAGAATTGATCCAATTGCAGCCGTTATTAACTCGCATGTTCGATGTATGCTCAATTCTGGTGAGATGGACTTAAATTCCTATATTTTAAGTCAAGATTTCTCATTTTAGGAGGAATCATATGAGATTCTTGTTATTTTTTATAAGTATTTTAGAAGATATTTTATTAATTTCGGGGTTGTCCATTATTGTAGGGACGACTTTTTTTGTTAATCCGATTTATGGATGGTATCTGTTAGGGATTATTCTCATAATGCTGGGGGTGGTAATGATCAGAAGATAGAAGGGAGGTGAAACATTTGATTTTTCGGCAATTATTTAGAAATCAGGATACGACCGATTTAAAAAATCCTTCTCCTTGGTTTAAAAGTTTATTTGGATATCAAGCCGCAAGTGGGGAAAAGGTAACAGTTGAATCATCTTTAGGTGTCCCAACGGTTTATCGGTGTATTAACATCCTTGCAAATAGTGTTGCAATGCTTCCTTTTCAAACGTTTAAAAAGACAGCAAAAGGAAGAGAACGGGATAAGGCACATCAAGTGTCTTTTGTTCTAGAAAGAAGACCAAATCCTTATCAAAGCCCATTCAAATTCAAACATTTAATTGAAACACACCGTAATACATGGGGAAATGCCTACATTAATATTCATTGGGGTGTGGATGGCAGACCAAAGGAATTATGGGCATTGAATCCAGCTGTAACAACTCCAACTGTGGATCTAAAGACTAATAAGTTATGGTATTTCACTAGTCTTCCAGATGGTACACCTGTAAAAATACCTGATGATGACATAATTCATCTTACTACATTGTCTACTGACGGTTTAAAGGGGAAACCACCTATTCAGATTGCAAGAGAATCTATAGGCAGCTCACAAGCAGCGCAAAAATTTAAAGGTAAATTCTTTACAAATGGAGCGGCACATAGTGGGATATTAAAAACCCAACAAGCACTTGGAAAAGAAGCGAAGGATGTACTTCGTGATGCTTGGGAAGAAGCAAATACAGGGTTAAATAATGCTCAAAGAATAGCAATTTTAGATGCTGGACTAGAATTTGAAAAGGTTGGGATGCCTTTAAAAGATGCTCAATTTATTGAAGGTATGAAATTCGATAAAGGTGAGATTGCAAATATCTTTAATATTCCTTTGCACATGATTAATGAATTAGATCGTGCTACTTTCTCCAATATTGAACAACAAGCGCTGGATTTTATTCAAAATACATTGAGTCCAATTCTTATTCAATATGAGGAAGAGTTTTCTTATAAAGCATTTTCATTTAACGAGCAAAAACGATATTACTTAAAGTTTAATCTAACAAGTTTATTACGTGCTGATTCAAAATCAAGAGCAGAATTCTACAAAATTATGCTAGATGCTGGTGCTTTCTCAATCAATAAAGTGCTAGAACTAGAGGATATGGATGGGATTGGGGACTACGGTGATAAACATCGTGTTGATTTAAACCATGTATCTATTGAAATTGCAGATGAATATCAATTAGCGAAAGCTAATGGAGGGACGCTACAGAAGGGAGGTGAGGACGATTAAAGACGTATTTACTATTAAAAATCAAACGGAATCATCAGCAGATCTATTTATCTATGGTGATATTGTAAATAATACTGGTTGGAAGTGGGATGATTCAGATGTTATGCCGGATGATGTGAAGAATATTTTAGGACAGCTAGATGATAAAAGTAACTTAAATATCTATGTAAATAGCGGTGGTGGTTCTGTATTCGCTGGTTTAGCTATTTATAATATGCTGAAGCGCAATAAAGCGCAAAAAACTGTTTATGTGGACGGTGTTGCAGCATCTATTGCTTCTGTTATTGCTTTAGCTGGTGATCGTGTTGTTGTTCCTTCTAATGCTTTTTTAATGATTCATAAACCATGGACTGTTAGTAGAGGAAATGCAAATGTCCTTCGTAAAATGGCAGAGGACTTGGATAACCTTGAGTCTGGAATTATGAATGTATACAAGGAAAACTTGAAAGAAGGCATCGAGATTGAAGTAATTCAACAATTAGTAGATGCTGAGACTTGGTTAAGTGGAGAAGAAGCTGAAAAATACTTCAATATTGAAGTTGTGGAAGCAAAAGAAGTTGCAGCGTGTATGAGTGATTACTTTGATAAATATCAAAAAACACCTAATAAAGTAGTAGCAAAAGTTCCTTCTATTCCAAGGAAGGATAATAATGAACAATTAAAAATTCAAAATGCACTAGACCTGTTAGAACTATAGGTCTATTTTTTGTGCCAATATAAGGAGGAAATACCGAATGGATAAACGCGAACAAGAATTACGTCAAAAAGTTGCTGACTTAAAAGCGAAAGCAGAAGAGTTTAATAATAGCGGTAAATATGAAGAGGCAAAGGCAAAAATCGAGGAAGCAAGAAACGCAAAAAATGAATTAGATAATTATTTAGCAATGAAGCAAATTCAAGTTCCTGAGCCTGTAAACTCACAAGCAGGAGTATTATCTCCAGCACCAGTTAAAAATGAAGATCCATCATACAAAGACGTATTTATGAAAGCTATTCGTGGTCAAAGTTTAAGTCATGAAGAAGCAAGTGTTATGCAGGAATATAAAGCGGCTTTATCTGAGAATACAGGTAAAGATGGCGGTTATATTGTTCCGGAAGATATTACTACAACTATTAATCAGTTAAAACAAACGGTTGATAGCTTAGAACAATATGTAAATGTACAACCTGTCACAACAAATAAAGGGGCTCGCACATTAGAAAAGCGTGCGGCATCAACACCATTTGCTCCATTATCTGAGTATGGTAAGCCGAATGCAATGCAAGAAATTGCTTCTCCTGAATTTGATCGTTTATCTTATGCTATCGAAGATTATGCAGGATTCTTGCCAGTACCAAATGATTTATTAGATGATACAGATCAAGCTTTAGAAGAATATTTACGCCAATGGATCGCTAAGAAATCTATTGCTACTCGTAACTATCTAATTTTACAAGAACTCAACAAATTGACAAAGGTTGATTTTAAGGATTATAAAGGCATTAAAACAGCGTTAAATGTTACATTAGATCCGGCATTTGCAGCTGGAGCTAATATTTTCACTAACCAAGATGGATTCAATTATTTAGATCAATTAGAAGATAAAAATGGTCGTCCACTTCTTCAACCGGACCCAACAAATCCAACACGTAGTTTGTTGTCAGGAAAACCGGTTATTATTTTGTCCAATAAGACAATTGCTACAGATAAAGATGGGAAAGCACCATTCATTGTTGGTAATTTAAAAGAAGCCATTATTCTTTGGGATAGAAAACAATTATCTATCGATATGACTACAGAAGGTGGAAACGCTTGGAGAACAAACACTTCTGAATTCAGAGCAATCGAGCGTGAAGATGTTACGCCATGGGATACAGAAGCAGTTGTGTATGGACAAATTATTGTTACGCCTAAAACAGGAGCTTAATAAGGTAGGGGGTGTCCTTCTTGGTACTAACATTAGAGGAAGCGAAGAAGTATCTTCGTGTGGATGGTGATGAGGAGGACGACCTCATTACATCTTTCGTAATAGCAGCTGAAATATATATTAAAAATGCTACAAGTAAAAATGTGGACTTAAAAAGCGAGCTTGCTAAATTAGCGGCTCGTATTTTAATTGCTCATTGGCACGAAAACCGTGAAGCTGTTGGGAAAGCTGAACAATTAGAATTTAGTTTGCAGTCAATATTAGTTCAATTGCAATATTGTGGTGGTGATTCAAGTGAATCCAGGTAAATTAGATAAACGTCTTACGTTCCAAGTAATAGATGAGGATGCAAAGAGCCCAGACGGTGATCCAATAGAAGGTTATAAGGATCCTTTTACTGTATGGGGCTCTTTTACTTTCTTAAAGGGAAGAAAATACTTTGAAGCAGCGGCAGCTAATAGCGAAATCCAAGGCGAAACAGAAATTCGATATCGTGCTGATGTGAACGCTGATATGAAGATTAAGTATAAGAACGTAATTTATGACATTATTTCAGTTATTCCAACTGAAAAACACACGTTATCAATCATGTGGAAGCGTGGTGGAATGAATGGCTGATGGTGTTGATTTTTTAGGTTTTGATCGCTTGATATCTGAATTAGAGCAAATGGGGCTACGTGGGGAGAAGATTGAAGATAGAGCTCTCGCAGCAGGTGGTGAGCAAATTCGAAAAGCGATTGCAGAAAGAAGTGAACCAAGGAGTTCAAGTCCTAAGAAGTCATCAAAAAGTGAACCTTGGCGTACTGGTCAACATTTGCTTGATAATATACGGGTTACAAAGGCACGAATGGAAAATGGTGTGAAAACAATCAAGATTGGAATAGATAAAGCGGACCGTTCTCCATATTTCTATGGGAAGTTTTTAGAGTGGGGTACATCTAAAATGCCAGCACATCCATTTATAGAACCTGGTTTTAATGCTTCTAAAGCGGATGCGGTACGCGCTATGACAAACATCTTGAAGAATGAAATGGGGCTGGATTTATGATAAATTTACGCCCTGAAATTGTGCAAGCTCTTGAAAATAATCAGGAGCTTGTTTCTTTATTAGGTGGAAAACGTGTGTATTATCGTAAAGCCAAAAATGCTGAAGAGTTTCCACGTATTACGTTTTTCGAATTAGACAATAGGCCGGATGGATTTGCAGATAATGATGAAAGCGAAAGTGAAATCACATTTCAAATCGATATTTGGTCAAAAGGCAGTACAACAGCAATCCATCAAAAAGTGAATGAAATTATGAAAAGAGTGGGTTTCGCACGTTATGCGGTTGCCGATTTATATGAAGAGGATACACAAATTTTTCATTACGCGATGCGATTCGCGAAAGGAGTGGAGTTATAGATGGCTGGAGAAGTTATTAAAATTAGTTCGACTGTCGGTGTAGATAGCCTAGTTTATGCGGAGTCATTAAAAGATGATGCAACAGGTGTTGATTACAGTACGGTTAAAAAAATGGAAGGTGCAGTAAAGGTTAAAACATCTAAAAAAGTAGCTACCGAGATTATGTGGAGCGACAATAAAAAATCGGAAATTGCTGAGTCTGATGGTGAGGTTGAAGTTGAAATAGAAGTTCGAGGCCTGTCATTATCAACAAAGGCGGACATTGAAGGATTTCCAGAAGTAACAGATGGTGTATTAGATGAAAAACGAGTGGGAGAAAAGCCATATTTAGCAATTGGATGGCGCTTTTTAAAAGCTAACGGAAAATACCGATATGTTTGGTTATTAAAAGGGAAACTTTCTCAGGAAGAGGAAGAAGCTGAAACTAAAAAAGATAAGCCAAACTTCCAAACAACGAAATTAAAAGGTTCATTCATCGAACGTGATTTTGATGATAGAACTAAATTTACAGCGGATGAAGATGAACCTACGTTTACAAAAGCTATTGGAGATAATTGGTTTAAAAAGGTATATGAGAAACCTGTGGTTCAACCACCAGCAGGAAAGTAAGGGGGAGCAAAAGCTCTCTCTTTTTTTATTAAATTTAGGAGGGAAAAACTATGAAATTAACTTTAATGATTAATAAAGAAAAACAAACTTTTAATATGCCAGAATTTATTCCAGCCCGCCTTATTCGTCAGGCTCCTGAACTTGCTGAAATCCCAAATAATCCTGGCCCAGAAGATATGGATAAAATGGTTCAATTTGTGGTGAAAGTTTATGATGGTCAATTTACATTAGATCAGTATTGGGATGGTGTTGATGCTCGTAAATTCTTATCGACAACTTCAGATGTAATTAACGCAATTATAAATGAAACAGTGGAAGCAGCAGGGGGTAGTACTGGATCTGGAGAAGAAAACCCAAACGCGTAGAGGGAGGAGGGCTAACGTTCAGTGAGTTTATGGACGAGCTCTACCTCTCTTTATTACGTCAAGGGTATAAACATCATCATATCGATAATGAAATGGATATTTGGCATTATTTAAAGCTAAATCAAAAGAATCGTGAACAAGGTGATTCAAATAGGGAAAATGCAAGCTCTAATGAAATAGAAGTTCCGGCAGAAAACATTATTTAATGAGGGGGTGAGACTATGGCAAATGAAATGAATAATTTGGTCGTTAGGCTTTCCCTTGATAATGTAAACTTCCGACAAGGTATCGCGAATTCAGGACGTGCAGTCAGAACATTACAGAACGAATTAAAATCTGTAAGTACAGGTATGGGTGGTTTTGCTAACGCTAGTCAACAAACGCAAGCGAAAATGAATACACTCAGTAGGCTCATTGATGCGCAAAAAGAGAAAGTTAAAGCATTACGACAAGCCTATGATCAGAATAAGGCTAAATTAGGTGAAAATGATGCAGCAACCCAGCGATATGCTGCACAAGTTAATAAAGCTGTTGCGGATTTAAATAGATTTGAGAATGAACTTAAACAAGTGAATCGTCAGGCACAACAAACAGCACTAAATAAATTAAATAATTCATTGAAATCTTTACAAGCTGAATTCCAAGCGGTTACAACAGGGATGCATGGGTACACCAATGCTACTGAACAAACTCGAGCAAAAATTGATGTGCTATCTCGTATGGTAGATAAGCAAAAGGAGAAAATTAGGGAGCTTCAGTCAGCTTACAATCGCGCTAAAACAGAAGAAGGAGAAGCGAGTCAATCAGCGCAACGTTACGCAGAACAAATTCATAGAGCCACTGCTGAATTAAATCGATTTGAACAAGGATTACGTCAGTCAAATCATGAACTCGAGCAACAAGGAAATCGACTACTGAATTTCGGGAATCGTATGGAAACGTTGGGCAATCATTTGCAAAACGCAGGAAGTCAAATCGGTATTGTTTTTGGTGGAATGACGTATGCAATAGGGCGTGGTTTAAAGTCGGCAATTACAGAATCAATGAACTTTGAACAACAAATGGCCAATGTTAAGGCTGTATCTGGTTCTACTGGGGAAGAGATGAAGAAATTAAGTGAACTAGCTATCAACATGGGGGAAACAACGAAATACTCCAGTGTTCAAGCTGGTCAAGGGATCGAAGAATTAATTAAAGCTGGTGTTAGTTTAACGGATATTATTAATGGTGGATTAGAGGGAGCTCTTAATTTAGCGACAGCCGGTGAATTAGAGTTAGGAGAAGCGGCAGAGATTGCCTCTACTGCTCTAAATGCATTTAAAGCTGATCACCTTTCAGTTGCGGATGCAGCTAATATTCTATCAGGTGCGGCAAACGCATCGGCAACAGATGTACGTGAATTAAAATATGGTTTAGCGGCATCATCAGCAGTAGCAGCAGGGGCTGGAATGACGTTTAAAGATACAGCTACGACTCTTGCAGTGTTTGCTCAAAATGGTCTAAAGGGATCGGATGCAGGAACGTCTTTAAAAACAATGCTAATGCGTTTGAACCCTTCAACGAAAGAAGCATATAACAAAATGAGAGATTTAGGACTTATTACTTATAATGCGCAGGCTGGTTTTGATTTCTTAGTTAAAAACGGTATTCAACCAGCTTCCAGAAATGTAGGGGATATAGAAGTAGCTTTAGAACAATATGTAATGAAAACAGAAGGTGTAACGAAATGGAATGATAAATGTGATACAACATTTCGTGAATTAGCAACAAGTTCGGCATTCTTATCATCAAAATTCTACGATCAACAGGGGCATATTCAAAGTTTAGAAAACATTTCAGGTACACTTCATGAATCGATGAAAGATTTAACAGACCAACAACGAAGTATGGCTCTAGAAACATTATTTGGTTCCGATGCTGTACGTGGTGCGACTATCTTGTTTAAAGAAGGCGCCAAAGGTGTCAATGAGATGTGGGATTCCATGTCTAAAGTTACAGCAGCTGATGTTGCAGCCACCAAGATTGATACGTTAAAGGGACGTCTTACATTATTAGATTCAGCATTTTCTACAATGAAAAAAACAATTGGTGATGCACTAGCTCCTGTGGTTAGTGTTTTTGTTGCTGGTCTACAAAAGCTTGTAGATGGATTCAACTCTTTACCTGCTCCTGTACAAAAAGCAATAGCAATTACAGGTGGTATTGTTCTTGCTTTAACAGCTGTGGCTACAGCAATAGGTGTGGTTTTAGCAGCTTTTGGAATGATTGCTTCAGGAATTGGTTCTTTATCTCTTGCATTAGCATCAGTCGGTGGAATTGCTGGAATTGCGGCTGGAGCAGTTGGATTTTTAGGAAGTGCACTTGCCGTTTTAACAGGCCCAATTGGTCTAGTAGCAGCCGCTCTTATCGGGACTGGAGTTGTTGCATATAAAGCATATCAAAAAGCAACAGAAGACAGTATCGCTTCAGTAGATCGCTTTGCTACAAATACAGAAGGGAAAGTAAGTTCCTCCACAAAGAAAGTCCTTGGTGAGTATTTCAAGTTGTCTGATGGCATTAGACAAAAGTTAACTGAGATTAGATTGAATCATGAAGTAATAACAGAAGAACAGTCGCAGAAGTTGATTGGTCAATATGACAAATTAGCTAATACAATCATTGAAAAAACCAACGCAAGACAACAAAAAGAAATTGAAGGACTTAAAAAGTTCTTTGCTGATTCATATGTATTAACCGCTGAAGAAGAGAACAAACGAATCGAACAGTTAAATCAGCACTATGAACAAGAGAAGCTAAAAACACAAGAAAAAGAAAATAAAATTAAAGAAATTCTACAAACAGCCGCTAGGGAAAATAGAGAATTAACAACATCCGAACGCATCTCGTTACAAGCATTACAGGATGAAATGGACAGGGTTGCTGTTGAGCATATGTCTAAAAATCAAATGGAGCAAAAGGTTATTCTTGAAAATATGCGTGTGCAGGCTAGTGAAATTTCAGCTAGACAGGCAGCAGAAGTTGTAGAGAATAGCGCCAAAGCAAGGGATAAGGTTATTGAAGATGCGAAAAAGACTCGTGATGAAAAAATTGCAGAGGCAATTCGTCAGCGCGATGAAAATAAAACCATTACTGCTGATGAAGCGAACGCAATCATTGCCGAAGCGAAACGTCAGTATGATAGTACAGTTTCTACAGCAAGAGATAAACATAAGGAAATTGTGAGTGAAGCAAAAGCCCAAGCGGGTGAACATGCAAATCAAGTAGATTGGGAGACCGGACAAGTAAAATCGAAATATCAAGTTATGAAAGATGATGTTGTCCGAAAAATGAAAGAAATGTGGTCAGATGTTACTAACAAATATGAAGATATGAAAACCTCTGCAAGCAACAAGGTAGAAGAAATAAAAAATACAGTTTCAAGGAAATTTGAAGAAAAGAAAAAAGCTGTCGTTGATAAAATGAAGGAAATAAAGAGCGACATTGAAGAAAAATGGAATACAGTTGAAAAGTTTTTCAGTTCTATCAATTTACGTTCCATTGGTAAGTCAATTATAGAGGGACTTGGAAAAGGAATAGATGATGCTTCAGGAGGTCTATTTAGCAAGGCTGCTGGAATTGCAAACGATATTAAAAATACCATTTCTGGAGCACTAGAGATTAACAGTCCATCTAAAGTGATGATTCCAGTTGGTAGCGCGGTTCCAGAAGGTGTTGGAGTTGGTATGGATAAAGGGAAACGGTTTGTTGTGGATGCTGCAAAAAATGTAGTCGGAACTGTTAAGAAACAAATGGGGAATATGCCATCTGTTTTCGATTTTGGATTCCAAACGAATCAATATAGTATCCCACGTAATACATTTAGCGATTTCAACAGATATGCGCAACCGCAATTATCCAATAACAATTCACCTACGGCAAAAACAATGTTTCCAAATAAATCGGGTGGAGAACAAGAACTGAAATTAACTGTAAATATGACCAATGTTTTAGATGGAAAAGAGCTTGCAAACGGAAGTTACACCTATACTACAAAGCTTCAAGATCGTGAACAAAAAAGAAGAGCGGAATTTTAAGGGTGGTGAGCACGTTGGGAAAACTTAGTTTTACTTTTAATAATATTAGAAAAGATTATATTCAAATGCTAGTTGGAAGAAAGCGCCCTTCATGGGCTCCAGTAAAAAGAAGATTAGTAAGATTCCCTCATCGTGCAGGGGCTCTTTTACTTCATACAGAAACGGAGGAGCGTCGTATTGACGTTCCTCTTGTCATTAAAGCGGAAAAAGATATGGCAGATTTACAAAAGGTAAAAGAAGATTTAGCGGATTGGTTATATACAGAGCAACCCGCTGAGCTTGTTTTTGATGATGAATTAGACAGAACATATATAGCATTGATTGATGGGGCTGTAGACTTAGATGAAATAGTCAATAGAGGCAAGGGCATCATTACTTTTGTTTGTCCAATGCCATATAAATTAGGGAAAACAAATACTCACAAGTTTACTCAAGAGTGGTCTACTGAAACAACGTCCTATTTCACTAATAAGGGAAGTGTGGAAGCTCCAGCGTTAATTGAAATGACTGTAAAAAAACCAAGTACCTTTTTAGATGTATGGTTTGGAGAGTATCCGCATAATCGTGATTATTTCAGAATAGGATACCCTTTGACCGTGGAAGAAACCACAGTACAAGAACGAGAAAGGGTCATGTGGGATGAAATGGCTACTCCTATAGGATGGACACCTGTTACTGGACAATTCGAGGAGATGAAAGGGACAGGTAGTTTTAAGTCAAAAGATGGTCATGCACTATATTGTGAAGATTACGGAAAAGAGACAGGATTCTACGGCGCGATAGCCAAGAAAAACATTCCGGGTGGCCCATTACAAGATTTCGAAATGGAGGCATGGATGACTTTAAAGTCCAAGAACATTGGTGAAATGGGACGTGTTGAAGTTCTTCTTTTAGATGAGACGAGTAGTCTGGTGGCCCGCATCAATATGAATGATCTATATGCGACTGCTGAAATTACGAGAGCGCATATGAAAATTGGAAATAATGGAACACCCAATAGTATACGGAAATTAGTTGACACTAGTGGAGGGTATTCGACTACATTTAATCAATTTCGAGGGCGTTTACGTATCGCTAGGCGGGGTAAGGAGTGGTCTGTCTATGTCGCTAAATTTATAGATGGTACAGAAACAGATGGCGCTTCACTTGTAGAACGTTGGATAGATGAAACAGGAAATCCGATGACAGAACGTAAAATTGCACAAGTTATGATTGCGATTTGTAAGTGGGATAATCACCAGCCTATTAACGAAATGCAAATTGATGATTTAAAGATTTGGAAGGTAAACAAAGTTCCATCTAATACAAAACCATATATTTTCGATACTGGAGATAAAATTGTTATCGATACGGAAAAAAGTCTTGTCACAATCAATGGGAAGAATGCAATCAATATAAAAGAAATCTTTAGTAATTTTCCTATCATAATACGTGGTGACAATCGTATCGATATTATGCCGCCAGATGTAAATGCAACTGTAAGCTATAGGGAGAGATACAGATGAGAACACCAAGTGGGATTTTACATGTTGTGGATTTTAAAACAGATCAAATTGTTGCAGCCATCCAGCCGCAGGACTATTGGGATGACAAGCGGCATTGGGAACTTAAAAATAATGTTGATATGTTGGATTTCACTGCTTTTGACGGAACAGATTATTCAGCTACATTACAACAACAAAATCTTGTTTTAAAAGAAGTTCGCGACGGAAGGATTGTCCCATATGTTATTACAGAGATTGAGAACAATTCTGATAAACGATCTATTACCACATATGCTTCAGGGGCTTGGGTTCAAATTGCTAAATCAGGAGTTATAAAACCACAACGAATAGAGAGTAAGACGGTTAATGAGTTTATTGATATAGCACTCTTAGGTATGAAGTGGCAACGCGGAATTACTGAATACGCGGGATTTCATACGATGACCATTGACGAATTTATTGACCCGCTTACTTTTTTAAAGAAGATTGCATCTTTATTTAAACTGGAAATTCGGTATCGCGTCGAGGTTGAAGGGGCACAAATCATCGGTTGGTATGTAGATATGATTCAAAAAAGAGGGCGTGACACAGGTAAAGAAATTGAATTAGGTAAAGACCTAGTTGGCGTTACTCGTATTGAACACAGCCGCGATATTTGTACTGCTTTAGTTGGATTTGTAAAAGGTGAGGGCGATAAAGTAATCACTATCGAAAGCATGAATAAGGGTCTACCTTATATCGTAGACGCAGATGCGTTTCAAAGATGGAATGAACACGGCCAACATAAATTCGGTTTTTATACACCAGAAACAGAAGAATTAGACATGACTCCAAAACGTTTACTGACGCTTATGGAAATAGAGTTGAAAAAGCGTGTCAATTCCTCAGTCTCTTATGAAGTGGAAGCACAATCAATTGGTCGTATTTTCGGCCTAGAACATGAACTCATTAATGAAGGCGATACAATAAAAATTAAAGATACAGGGTTTACGCCAAAATTATATCTCGAAGCGCGAGTGATTGCTGGAGACGAGTCTTTTACAGACCCAACACAGGATAAATATGAATTCGGAGATTATCGTGAGATAGTGAATCAAAATGAAGAACTAAGAAAAATTTACAATCGTATTCTTAGTTCGCTTGGTAATAAACAAGAAATAATAGATCAGCTTGATAAATTAGTGAAAGATGCTAATGAAACAGCTAGTAATGCAAAGAAGGAGTCAGAAGCAGCAAAAGCACTAGCTGAAAAAGTACAAGAAAATATTAAAAATAATACCGTTGAAATTATAGAATCTAAGAATCCACCGACAACAGGGCTTAAACCTTATAAAACGCTCTGGCGTGATATTAGTAATGGAAAGCCTGGTATTTTAAAAATATGGACAGGTGAAGCTTGGGAATCGGTTGTACCAGATGTTGAATCAGTAAAAAAAGAAACACTCAATCAGGTTAATAAAGATATTGAGACCACAAAAATAGAGTTAAATCAAAAGGTTCAAGAGGCACAGAATCAAGCTACAGGACAGTTTAACGAGGTGAAGGAAAGCTTACAAGGTGTTAGTCGCACAATTTCTGATGTGCAAAACGAACAAGGTAATATTAATAAAAAAGTGACTCAAATAGAACAAACTTCAGATGGATTTAAAACTTCTATCGAAACGTTAACGAAAAAAGATACTGAAATTAGCAATAAATTAAATACAGTTGAATCAACTGTAGAAGGTACAAAAAAGACGATATCTGATGTACAACAAACAACAAGTGAACTAAAGAAAACAACTACTGAAATAGAAGAAAAAGCTGGGAAAATCAGTGAGAAGTTAACAAGTGTAGAAACAAAGGTTAATAGTGATAAAGCTGGTGGACGTAATCTTTTATTAAAATCAAATGTTAAATATGAAAAAACAGACTATCTAATCAATCAATATTCTCTAACTGAAAATTTCTTTGCGGGTGAGGAATATACCTTTGTAATTAAAGGGAGTGTTCCGCAAGGGCAGAAATTTGGAATTTGGCAGAATGGCGGGTCTAGCAATGTTGGATATGCAACAAGTATTTACGCTAATGGAATAACTTATGTAACCTTCAAAGCTGTTGCGGCTACAAGTGGAAATGAACGAAAGTTAAGCTTATATAACTATCCGAGTAGTACTACGAAATCTATTGTGGAATGGGTTGCCTTGTATAAAGGGAATAAGCCGCAGGATTGGACGTCACCGCCCGAAGAGCAGATAACAACAGATGAATTCACCAAGAAAACAATAGAGATTGAAAAAAGTGTGGATGGCGTAAAAAACACTGTAACCAATGTTCAAAATAGCCAAGCTGGATTCGAAAAGCGTATGACTACAGTAGAGCAAACAGCAAGCGGATTATCTTCTACAGTTAGTAATTTAAACAATGTAGTATCAGATCAAGGAAAAAAACTTACTGAAGCAAATACAAAGCTTGAACAACAGGCAACAGCAATTGGAGCAAAAGTTGAGCTTAAACAAGTAGAAGATTATGTTGCTGGGTTTAAGATTCCAGAGCTGAAGCAAACGGTTAATCAGAATAAACAAGATTTATTAAATGAATTAGCCAACAAGCTTGCAACTGAGCAATTTAATCAAAAAATGACTCTAATCGATAACCGCTTTACTATCAACGAACAGGGAATCAATGCAGCAGCAAAAAAGACAGAAGTATATACGAAGACG